TTTGACCAGCGGTCAACGTACCTCTTATAGACGCTGATCCAAACTCAGCATATCCAGTGCTACGGTTGATATGCCAGCCTTGTGTACCCTGATTATTAGCAGCACCACCGCCATCATAATTATCGCTTTCAAGATTTTGCGTAACTTGTATAGCACTTACTGGCGTAGTAAAAACAATGCTTTGGGCTGTTGTAGATCCGTCTATAGTGATTGTAAAACTACTGCGCCACTCATAGTTTCCAGTGTCTGTGATTTCTATGCTTGGTTGTGTAAGTGACCAGCCGCTGCTTAATCCAGTAAAAGTTGCGGTGCTAATATTAAAACTTGTAGCGCTTGGTGTGCTTGGAGAATTCGGTTGAACTGTATTATAGTAAACTTGCCCCGTTATAACTGTGTCACCAGCAGCACCGTCTGCTCCGTCTGCTCCGTCTGCTCCAGCAGAGCCGACATTAGTTTTTGTTGTAACAGAGCCAGACGCAACGGCTGTACTTCTATTATCTGTTAAATCAGCGGCGGTAATCCAATAATAATAAGACGTTGTCTCTGCTAGCGCACCGTCAACATAACGGTCAGCCAGAGCAAAAGCGATAGGGTTTGTAGGCTGACTGTTGGATGTGCTTCTGTAAATGTAGTAACCCTTTAGGTCATACAGTGTACCGCCGCCAACTTCTGTTGTTGGTGCAGTCCAATCAAGAATTACGCTTTCAAAGCCGCCTGTTGCAGTCAAATTTGTTATAGGTGAAGGTGCAGTGCTGTCACCACCACCAGTAAAAACTGTTGATACTGTTGCCCCTTTATAACCAGTTTGCGTAACAGCACGGACTCTTATTTGATACTGTTGACCTGAGACTATAGGGCTTAATTCAATACTTGTTTCTGTTGTTGTTGTAGCAGCGTAAACACTGTCAGTTGTTGCTTTGTGCTCAACCTCATAATGTGAAATATATTTATTTGTTGGTGCAGTCCAAGATACAACAACCGTATTTATAAATGTTCCATCTGTGCTTGTACGTCCACCATCAGCAGTTGTTAAACTTGAGATGGTTAGATTGCTTCTAGGACTTGGAAGCGTACTATTATTACCTAATATCTCGCTTTCTTCAGCAGACCAGCTGAAAGCAGCTGAAGATGTTTCACGTAAAGTTAAGCTTACAGCAAGTTCCCCTGATGACTGCTTATTAGAGAACTTCCATCCAACAACTTCAAAATCTTTTGCATTAAATCCGTAGCGGCTATTTGTAATCGCTATTATGTCACCAACTTGAACATTAAAAGCGTCTAAGCCAAAATCAGCTGTAAGCGTCATACTTTCACGCGCTCTAAACAAAGTCATCTTAGCTAGACGCTGTGCCATTGCGCTAGAAGTTGTGAAGGGTAGGGCTAAATCTATAGCACTCTCAACACCAGCATCATTGCTAATAAAAGTAGCGCTCCGTACTTCTGGGTAGTCAGCCCTTATATAATCATCAGCAGCGTTATTGAATATACCGCGTACAATATTAAAAGTATCGCGCCTACTAGGTTTTGTATCAAGATTTATACCAGATCTGAAATCATCTAGGGTAAATGTTTTTACAGCTGATGTATACTCACCAACTTTTAACTGCCAATTACCCTGACCCCAAAACAAGGTTGCAGCGCATGAAGTCATCATATCGCCTAAAATATCAGACGGACTTCTATCTAAACTTACGACACCGTTTATCTGGTATCTTGCCTCAGTGCCGCTTCCAGCAAGTGTTACGCTTTCATCACAAGTGTTAGCAGCTGCTGAAAATACGGTATCATTAGTAACCCCGGTATTATCTACGCCGTAAGAACTTGTAAGATAGTCACGAATACACAGAGCAGCATTAGCTGAGAAAGCAGTAGTTGCGTTTCTAGGGTCATATACCTTTTTCCCTTCAACTATCGCAGTAAATAAAGGTATGCCCTCAGCAAAAACATTTTGGTCATACTCCATACGAACATAGAGGCAAGCAATTCCTTCACCTTTAAAATTAGTATCCTCATTACTAGTAGGTGCAACACCGTCTATTTTCCATTCTGGGGGGTCATTAATGCCGTTAAGTTGGCTGTAAACATCTTGGTTGTCAGCACCTAAAAACTTACGAATGTAAATCTTTGGGTTGCTGTCATCGTCTTTCCATCGTGCATCAGAAACAAAGTAATCTCCACCGATTGTTACTGTTTCATCGTTTATGTAAACAGTGCCTATCGAGTTTACTTCATGTCCGGCTAAAACAATGATTTGATGTAAAAATTTATTAGTGTCACCAGTGCTTTCAATATATGTAACAACACCGCCTTTTCTAATAGTGCCATAAACTATTTCTTGTGGCGCTGTTGCTGTCCTAGTGTTTGCTATAAGTCCTGAGCTAGTACCAAATGCACCGAAATCAGGCTTAGGCATTAGAGCCTTTATTGCCCAGCTTGACACAGCAGCAATCGCTAAATAATTGATTGCACTTGTTACAAATATTTGCGTTGTAGTAGCAGCAGCTAGTATATTTCCACCAAACAAAATAAAAGGGTCACGCGGTATACGCTCCCAGCTGTGAAGGTTAACAAACCTATAATTGTCTAGACTGTCTTTCACGCTAGCACCCAACTACTTGTAATTGTTTCTATTGGTAGGGCTTCTAGAGATTGCTTTCCTAAAAAGACAGCGCTGCTACCTAAGCTTATTCCCAAAGCGTCATTTATTATCCATCGTCTAGCCGCCTTAGTTGTTACTAAAGCCCCCCGGGGTGGTACTCCCTGGACTCGCGTAAGCTTTGTTTCTAAAGCCTCATAAAGTGTATGAGCACCAAAGCTTTCCCTTAGCTTTTCACGACTTAAATACTGACCGTTTTTTGTATATTTACCTAGCCAATCATCAGCATAACCTATGCCGTACATAGCCTTAAAACAGCTGTTAGTGAAAATAAAGCAATCGTTTGTGTGCCACTGAAAACCGTAATTTCTATTTGCTCTTATATATTCGTTAAGAGCATCTAGGTCAGGTTGTTTCATCACCACTTTGAACTTCTCTACCCCAGACAATTGATTTATCTTGCAAGCCAGACACCCAATCAAAAAAACTATCAGACCCAGAAAGACCTTTTGACGTTCTTACTGCTTTGTGACTTTCGCTTGTGTAGCGTCTAATATTCGGACGCTCTAAGGTAATTAGTCTGCTTTCAACTTTCAATTTTACTGTAGAGGTATCACCTTCATCTACAATTATCATTTGATCCATGTAGCCGCTAAATACTTCTACAACATCAGCAACACCGGCTAGACCCCAGTAGATTGTAACAAGTCTACCTTGATACTCTTCTGTCAAAGCGTAGGTAAGCACAGTGCTTGCTAAACCTGATAGAGTTAATGTTGTTCCTCTAGCTGATAAATCTCCGGCCTCTTCTAAACCGTCTATTTTAAGAAGCGTACCCGTTCCAGTATATGTTGCAGAGTTTATTGTTTTATTTCCGTAGCCCGTCCATAACCTCAAAGCTCCTGACTGAAATGCTAAATCAACAGCGTAAAAAGGCTCTATTTCAGAATTTGATAGAGCCGTCAAAATAGAGTTTGGAACTGCTCTAGTCATACTGCTTCCATTGCTCCAAAACTTATTCCATAAACTGCAAGCTGATCTACGCTGTACGTAAATTCATTACTGCTTAATCTGAATAAACCATTAGCGCTTGTTAAATCTGCTGAAACTGCAGTACGATCTTTTCTTAGGCTAGGCCAAATCTCTAGATCTGACGCGCTACCTGTTCCTGTATAATCTTCAAGAACTTTATGTAAGGTTGAGTCAGATCCAGTTCCAAGACTAAAAAAATCTCCAGCCTTAAACGTATGACCAGACGTTACTACTGCACTTACTGTATTATCACCGGCTGACCCTGTTATTGTTGCAGCTGTCGCTGTCCCGCGTATCGTATGAGATATGGGGTCACTTAATAAAAAAGTTCCATGCTGACCCCTTAAACTTATAAGCCAAGCAACCCATTTTTCAGCGTTATCTCTACGCATTGATTTTAGAGATATATCTACGCTCCACATTTGACCGCTATATGCGTGTGATTGACCAGCAAACGTAAACGGACTACGTGAGTAAGCAACAGAATTAATTGCACTAAAATCAATTGACCTGATTGTTGTATAATCAGGTAAGCTTAAAGGGTATGTTATAGCCATTAGCTGAACGCCCGTCCAAAACTTCCACCCCTACGCTTACTATCAACAACAGCCGCTTTCGCACTTTCCGCGATCTGAGGTAACATAGTTTTAATTTCGTTTCTGACTGTCTGTTGTACGCCAGTAGTAACGTTGATAGTTTGATTGATTGTAACACCCTCACCACCGCTAATGGCGCTCTGTGCTTGCCCTACAGAGAGCACACGCCCCGCTGTTGAGGGCACAAAGATTTCTCTTCCATGCTCACCAACAACAGCAGCCTGACCAGCTTGCATATAGCCGCCCGATGCAAGATTACCGATACTAGGGGTAGGGGTAGGGGTACTTAACCCTAAGAAGCTCATTGTAGCATTTACTAAGCGCTGTACTACTAAGATCCTGTATAGCTCTCTAATAATAGCTGCAGCTGTAGATTTAAGAGTATCTTTAAAACTTTTTGACCCTTCTATTGCGCTCATAAAAACATCTTCAAAAGCAGATTCTAAAGTAGAGGCCATAGAGTCTAGGTCTTCTAAAGTTTCATTAAATATTTTTAACTCTGCTGTTGCTTTCTTTATTTCCTTTGGATCTACTGGTGAGAACCCTGTTCCTTTGCTGTTTCTTGCTTTCTCCATTTTCAAAATTAATTGTGTTCGTGCTTCCTCTTGTTCTAGCAATTTCATGCGCTCACCATGTACACCAGCAAGCTCTATTTCTTTGACAACAAGATTGTCTATCATGGCTTGTTTCTTTTTTTGAAAATCAACTTCTTCTTCAAAACGTCTTTTCTTAAATTTCTCAATAGCCTCACGTTTTTTTAAAACTTTTTCTTCTAATTCAAGCTCTCGCTTATACAAATGATCCATCCTTGCTTTGTCAGTCATTTGAAAAATTGCGTCAAAAGCTTCTAGCGCTGTTAAAGCAAACTTTGAAAACTGCTTTCCCATAGCGCTTAGAATTTCATCCATGCGCCTACGCATTTCAACTCCAGCTAATACTGTGTCATTAGATAAAACTAAATTAAGCTCTCTAGCTCTTTCTGACATTTCACCCATTGCTTTCCCACTATTTTGGAACAACGGAACAAGCAAGGTTGCATCAGAAGCAAGCGCCTCCATAAAGAAAGTCATTTCTTGTTGGTTTACGTTTGCGTCTTCTAAAGCTTTTACATAAAGCGCTAGACCTTGGTCAGAACTAAGCCCCTTAAAAGCGTCTGCAGTAAGCCCAACTTTAGGCGCTATCTGCTCGAAAAAATCAACAGCGCCACCGCCCCCCGTTTGAAAAAAGTCAGCGAATTTATCGTTTGTGTCCTTCAGTATATCAGCAAGCTTCTCTTGAGACACGCCAAAGTTAGCAGCTGCAAAAGCCATTTCTTGAAAGCGCTCAATACTCACGCCAGCAAGGGTTGAGAGATTAGAAATCTCTTTTGAGGTCTGAGTAGCGTTGTCAATCATTCTCTGAAAACCAACACTAATAGCACCGATTGATAACAAACCGCCAAGCTTACCAGCAGAAATACTAAGCTTATTCATCGCTTTAGTCGTTGTATTTAAATTAGTCTTGGACTTATGTGCAAATCTTTGGATCTTTTTATTTGCACGATCCATAGCCTTATTAAATTCACGATCTTTTGCAGAAAGTATAATGTTTAATTCTTCTGCACTAATTGCCATTTATCCGTACTTTCTTGCTAATTCTTTTGCCTCTTCTAAAGAGGGTGCGTTTTTACCAGCCCTGTTTGGGCTGTGCGCTTTTTGCCAACCATCAAAAACAATAAAAACATCTTTGGGTATCATGTTTCTAATTTCGTCTGGTTTAAGACCAGCAATAATTCCGTTTGCTATTATTTTACGGACGTTAAGCCTTGTTTGCTTTTGCTGGTAACTTTTTTTTTAGGTGCTTCTGCAAATGCGTCAGGCATAAACGCAATTCCCAAAACAGCCTGAGCAATTTGATATAAACGCAAGTAATCAGCTGGTGAGCACTCTTCTATTATTGCGTCAGCTTCATGATCCTTTTTACCGCCACCGACTAAAGCTAATGCTAAAAGATCTTTAATTTCTGTTGAAGTAGGTTTGCTGCTGCGTTCAAAAAAGCTATCCCATAATTCAAAGATGCCTCTGTGCTTGTCCTCAAATCTTTCTATTTCTTTAATTCGTAGAATAAACACATAGCTTGTACCGCCAAGCTCCTCTATCAATCCCCCTCTTGGGGCTTCAGCGGTTATAGCCATTATGCAGCGGTAAAGGTTACAGTGCCGTTGCTTTCCATTGAAGTTGAGAAAGTGACACCACCCTCAGTTTCTCCACCAAACTCTAATGAAGTTACTCTGAAGTTTCCCGCATATGTTCCAAAGTCAGGCACAACAATTTCACAATTCATTGCCGGATCAGCTTGCATTGCTACAGTGTTCAATCTAGCCTCAGCAGTTTCATCTAAAAACACTCCATCAGCCGACAAGCTTACAGACTTCAAACCGTTTAGGCTTGAAGCAAACAGCGCACCAGCTGGCGAACTTGCGTCCGGGGTTGTTACATCAATTGCACTGTTATTGATTGTAATAGTCTTAGAGTTTAGCCCAGCTAAAGAAGTGAATACCTCTGAGCCGCCACCGTCACCAACTTTTAACAAAAGTGCTCTTCCTAGTTGTTTAGCCATAGTAAAAACTCCTTATTAGGCTGTTTGAATATTTGCGTTAAAAAGAATTGAGCCTTTATGCCCTCTATCATCAGTATT